GTCCAGTACTTGGTGTAAATGTTTGTGTTGGGCTTGATACTGGTCTAGCACCTAGACCTTTTGCAAGGTTACCAACTGCCTCTTCATATGAAGCAGGTGCTCCCTCTACTGATGTTGCCATAGTTGAGATTAAATTCTCAGCCCCGACATCACCTAATATATGAGTCAAGTTTTGCTTGAACTCATCGGCACTATCACCAGCGATCACAAAGATGCGACCATCTGGTAATTTACTACTAACTTGGAAGTTAGCATTAGCCATTGTTTTTCTCCTTTTCTGTGTATTTACCGTTCATAAACTTACAGTAGGATAGCACACCACAACGTCCACAGTTGGACAAATTAGGCAAGAATATTTCAGCCTTACGTGCTCTATCAAATTCAGAGTAGATATGTTCTACCTCTTGAGTAGCAAGATGTTCTAGACTCCAAGTGGTTACATGACCAGTGCGTGCATCCCAAAAACCTGCTTTGTCCACTTCAAGGCCGTCCATCTTGCGCAAAGCCCACGCATAAGTTGCAAGTTGAAGTGGGTGTCTTTGAGATGACGCCCCTGTCTTAATGTCTAAAAGGACTATCTTACCATCGTAATCCGTCATCACTCGGTCAATGGCCATCTTTACAACAGTATCTACCAAAGGAACCTCATACTGTTTTTCGATGTAGTCCTTATAGACACCCCACCCATTGGAACGAAACTCTATCCAACGTTCTAGCATCCATAAACCTTCTCCGTACCACCAAGACATATCTTCCCTCTTGATGTAATCCCAAGCGAGCATGTCTCCGTGTAGTTCTTCATCTTCTTTTACTTGTTGAAACCAAGCATCATTCCAAATAGTTTCGGCAAACCCAGGATTTAGATCATACATCTCGGTAGCCCTATGGACAGCAGACCCACCTGTAAACCAAACAGCATGTTTCTCAGGTACGCCTTGTAGTTTTGTTAAGTTGTATTTCCATCCGCACTCTTGATAAGTACCCAGAGCGGAATAGGATATATGTTTAGGTAATTCGTTCATAACAGAACCCTACCACACCCTATTGGCTATCGCCAATCGAGCCCTGCCTGAACCCTGAAATTAAGAAATGCCCCCCTACCCCCCATAAAAATTATGAGTGGTCAGGGAGGCTGGTTAGGCTTTTGCCGTCACCCGTCAATTGAAGTTTCTGCCCCACGGTTTCCCGCAGGGGTAATATATATCAAAATTATAAGTCGTGCAAAATGACAAAAAGCCCCCTGTCCTAAGGTAATTACCCTAGGTAGGGGGACTTCATGTCTTAAAACGGCCTTTAAAGGCGATTTAGGGGTATTTATTTGGTACCCAAGCCATACTCTTTTTCGGTCTTATCTGCCCATTTAGCCAAAGGTCCTGCTATAGAGCCGATTAGGATTGCATACTCAGGAGCAAGATCGGCAGCAAGTGCTAATCCCATAGTTACTGCTGATGCTAGAACAGCACGTAGGTAAGACTTAAAAGCAGCCTTAGTTTTCTTGCTCTTCAATTTAGCAATTAGATCTTTCATATCCATCCTTTAAGGGCGTGCAACGCCCATTACTAGGGAGTAGGCACGTTTCCTAAGATACACACCATCTCCATTTGACTGACTTCCTTTACTGCCACTAGAGGTGTTACCCTCAATAACCGTAAGGAACTTTTTTCCATCGTTACTGGCGCATATTCCAACATGGTCAGGTTGTGCGTCACTATCGAACTGGAAGAATACTACATCACCAGGTTGAGCCTTGCCAACTGGGACTATCTTGCCTTTTTTGGTAAACCACTTAAGTCCCGCATCGCATGATGCAAATCCCTTACGGGTCTGTGCTGCTACCTTAGATACTATCCCTGCTTTATCAAATACCCAAGATACAAACATAGCACACCAAGGTTGGTTATTAGCACCATACCATTTGCCGTACATATTATCGTTATTTTTGCCTACTTCGGTATATCCAATTTGAGATTTGGCTATATCAACTACTGTCATATTGACCACCATCCATTGAAGCCAGCATCAGGATTATCCTGTAGCCACTTCTCTCTTAGTTCATTCTGCTTAGGCCAGCATATATCATGTGGCTCACAGCCACACATCTGGCAGTTATTGTCTTCCATTTTGAATCAAAATCTGGTAGAGGGTGTCTACTTTTTCCTCTAGCCTGCCAACCTGGTCACGGAGACTTGAGCCCCCATTGGGGCGAAGTTCAGATAAATAGTGTTTAACTAAGTGTCTTACACCTATTGCTAAAGAACCTAATAATGTGGTTATGGCTACCGCAAATGCTGCCCAATCTTGTGCAGACATTATAAGACCGTTCTAACTGTGATAGTTAATAAACCGCCAAACCCATCGTAACGAGCACTAGGTGGCGTCTTACGAACAAATGAAACTTTCTCGACCAAGGCTTGAACCCTTTCTCCAGTAGTAAAGTCTTGAACATTAATAATATCTCCAGCGGCTTCTATATCTTCTAAGTTTTGGATACGCTCCCAAGCACGGCCTTCATATCCAGCCAGTACATTATATCTATCGGTTTCCACATCGAAACACCAAACAGGGAACTGAATCAACCTTTGGCGTTTAGTTGCTGGAAGAGATTTTGCCTGAAAGCCCTTGAAAGTTGGGCCAAGACTGGTATTGCTTGCGCTACGTGAGAGCGTAAATTTATAAGATATAAACTCCTGTGGTCCTTCTGGACTGTTTGTAGCAGCCTCAGGTGTACCAATAGAAGAGTTGTAAGTAATAATTGCATAAGTATTATTGCTTGAATCTACAGTTGCTATATCCATAGCACCATTAGTAAATATACCACGGCCACGAATGAACTTATAGTTTTTAGGTTCTAGTGTTCCATAACGAATAGCACCTGTAGTTAGGTAACCATTAGATTTTTTAACACTAGGTAACTCTCTGTATACGTGTCCATCAGTAGAATTATAGGCTGTACAAAATGCTAAGTTGTCGCTAGAACCAAAAAATGCTACACCAGTAGTGTAATGTTCTGTTGCTTGGGTATATTGTAAATCATTAGCATAAGCAAATCTTAAAGATTCACCCTCTACTGAGGTACTTAAATCAATGCGGATAAGACCAGCATCTAGTGAACCAATACCTGTAGCACACCATACGAAACGATCACGAGCAGCAAAATCATAGCAAGGCTGTGATGTTTCCACAATAAGTGGACCATAAGATATAGAACCGTCTTGGTCATTTACAATACCAACACGGACACCCTTATTGGTTCCAATCATCATATATCCTAGGTAATAATAAATGTCATAGACAATTTCACCAGGAGGAAACTCAGCAGATACGATTGCTGAAGTCAATGTTGGCATAGAGCCAGATGTATTACTTAAAGTATACTTTTGAATAGTTGAATGTATACCATTATGCCCAGCAGTATAAATAGCAGGACCTGAAGCAGTAATACCTGTGTAAACATAAGTACTTACAGGATTTGTATAAAGAGCAGTAGGTAGGGCAGTAGCGTTAGGAGCCAACTCGTAAATCTTATTATCGATACACATAACAATGCGGTCTTTTACATACTCTAACAGGGCATCTGTTACGGTAGTTCCTGTAACATAAAACATAGTGCTTACATCAGAAGTGTCAGCAGCATGTCCAGTCAAAGGTTTTTTGTACATATGCAACTTTGTTGCACCACCTTGAACCGAGTTAGTTACCCAAAAGGCAAATGTACCATCATCACAGATACCATATACAGGTTCTGCTGAACCAGAGTTGTAATCAATAAAATGAGTTAAAGTGCTTTCAACACTTCCTACTGGAGATACTGCTGCAGATGTTACGTTAGAAGCAGTTTTAGCATAGGTAAATGTTGTAGTTGTAGGCACTGTAGTAATAGTGTAAGTACCATTAAAGGTAGCATCTACACCAGTAATTACTACTTCCATACCTACTGAAAGACCATGAGCAGCAGAGGTAGTTAATGTAGCCACGTTTGAGGTTAAGGCTTTATTACTAACAGAGGCTGTTATAGGTTGATAAACCTTATCTACATCATATCCATCATGAAGTAATACGGCATCTCTGTCACTATATCTAATAGAACGAACATGCTGACTAGGCTTGCCATTTGCTTGTAGGGCAGTAGTTATCTCATGATTTTCGTAAACATCATTTAATAAAGATACCTGTCCCTTTGTCCAAACATCTACACCTTGAGAGTCGGTAAATCTATAGTTAGTAGATTCTCCCGAGGTTGGGTCATAAAACTTAATACCAGTACCACCATGAAATGATGACTGAGAACGAATCCACCAACCAGTTAGAGATTGCTCTCCTGGTTCTTTGGAGTTGTCAAACTGGTCTTTACGATAAGGCGCAGTTTCTCTTTGATACGGATTAACATCCGTAGGTGCCAAGATGAAAGGTTCTCCACCAATAGCAACATCATAGTCTTCTGCGTTATTTATCCAAAAACCAGCAATACCAGGGTTACCAACGTTGAGGGGTAACGATTCGGTAATGTCTTTGCCAGCCACAGTGCTCCTTAAAGTTTAATTAAATTATTCAGATACAACAGGTGCTTCAAGTGCTGCTGCTTCTTTAGCAGCCTGCTCTGCAGCGTATGCTGCTGCTGCCGCTTCACGCTCTGCAATCTCTGCTCCTGATAATGGAACATAAGATGTAGTCTTCTTCTCGCAATCGTATATAACTTTCATATTACTCATTTACGATAGCCTCCCAATCCTTCTTGTCTTCATTCCAAGAGTACATAACGCCATCTGTAGGGTAAGCAACTGGTGCTTCCCAACGGCAAGTATCCTCATCTAGCAACCAAGAGTCATAAGGCTTTGGCGCTATAAAGGCATCTCTTACTGAGTCATAAGTAAATCCAACTCCTGCATAATTCTTTCTTATGCGGTTGTTGTATGAGGTCTGAACCCAAGTACCACCAAGACCTAAGTCATTGGCTAGGTAATCCTGTCCTCTATCCTCTGCGTTATCAGGTACAACTAATACCTGAGTAACGATATTGTTTTCATCTATCTGTGCGAAGTGTGCCATTATTCTCCTTTAGATTGCATATCTTATTATTACTAAACCAGAACCGCCATTAGCGCCAGGTCCACTATAGGCAGAAGCACCACCTGCACCGCCACCAGTATTTGCAAGACCTGGATTTGTTGAAACTGGACCACCTATACCATTTGCTCCTGCACCACCACCTCCAAGACCACCTGCTCCTGCACCTGATGTTTGATTAACATTATAGGCACCGCCACCGCCTCCACCTGCATAATAGTAATTAGAACCTGATGCTTGCCCAGTTTGAGTTGCAAGAGCCATAGCGTTTATTAAAGATGAAGTACCACCGATACCGCCATCACCTGATTTAGTAAAAGTTGCTTGTGCTGGAGCAGCACCTTTACCGCCTCCACCACCAGTTCCGCCATTTGTTGAACCTGATGCACCACCACCAGCATTACCTTGTCCTGATGTTCCAGCAAATCCAGTTGTGTCAATATCTGTACGCCCACCACCTGAACCGCCTGTTGAACCACCTGACCTGTTATTACCGCCGTAAGAACCAGTACCACCGCCAACACAAGCAGTTAAAGAACCAAATTGTGAATTACCTCCATTTGTTCCAGCGCCTGAAGTACTACCATTACCGCCAGCACCAACTGTCACCGTGTAATTAGTAGCAGTTAAAGATTGTGATGTAAATTCTAAAAGGCCACCTGCGCCAGCGCCAGCACTAAAATTATTACCAGTACCACCACCACCAGCAACTACTAATATGTCAGCGCTGATTGCAGTAGTCGGAGTAAATGTGCCTGAGAATGGGAACATATGGTAGTTGTAGGTACCGTCAGAGGATACGATTCCACCAGTTGCTTTAGTTGTGCTAGTTACATTTGAGATGCCGTATAGGTAGAAGGTTGAGCCTTCGTCAAAAGTTGACGATGCCGATGCGGTTAAAGTTATTGTAGTTATTGCTACATTTGATGGAGGATTGTATAAACCCGCAGTCAAATACAAATAAGCAAGAGTAGCATTATTTTCTATAGCAGACTCAAAAGAAACTGACTTAGCATTAGTACTTGTATAGTTAGGAATATACATTTCCGAATTAGAAAAGGTGTTAGCGGTAGCATTATCGGTAGGTATATCAAACCGCTCCAAACGGGTGCCAGGGTCTGAGGTGCTTCTAGTTCCGCTTCCGTCACCCTCAATCATTCGGGTTGAATAATAAGAACCGCTATCTCCATTAAAAGTAACATAGGCAGATGATGAAATATCGGTACCAGTTCTTGTTGACCTTGCTGACATTACTATCTTCAAATCAGTATAAGTTTGAGGAATAGTTCCAGTTGCGGGCAGAGTGACGGATGCTGCTCCGCCTGAACCAACGGTTACACTTGTTATTAATTCCATATTTGTACTCATTAGTTATTCTCCCTTATGCCAAATATCTGATTACAATAATACCGCTACCGCCGTTGCCACCAGGATTAATATTGCTTACATTACCTGCGCCACCGCCACCAGAACCAGTACTAGATATACCACTTGTTGGATTACCTGAACCTACAACTCCTTGGCCTCCACCGCCAGAACCAGCAGCGCCAGCAGACCCACTTTGTCCACCACCACTACCACCACCGCCGATGTAGCCAGATACTCCTAGTCCAGTTGAAGTAAGTACTGAAGACAATGCTCCCCAGTTAGTAACTGTATTTACACCAGCACCACCTGCACCAGTTGTGCTAACTGTTGAGTTTCCTCCTGCAGCGCCTGCACCTCCACCGCCACCAGTGTTTGTCCAAGTAGCATTATCGGAACTACCATTACCGCCATTAAAACCAGCAGTGCCAGTTCCTCCCACATAAGTTCCATTTGGATAGCCACCACCGCCCCCACCAGATGCGCCAGTTCCACCATTAACAGTTGAACCATAGCCTCCACCTATTGCTTCAGATAAAGATGCAAATTTAGATAAAGAACCATTAGAACCATCAGTAATATTTGAACTTGCTCGTGCACCAGCACCACCTGCTGCAACTAAACAAGTGTAAGATTTAGTAGTTAATGATTGAGAAGAAAATGCCCTAACTTGTCCAGCACCACCACCGCCACCTATATATGAGGCACCACCACCACCGCCACCAACTACTAATATATCTGCTGTTAATGCTTGGTTAGGGATAAAAGAACCTGATGAGGTGAAAGCGTGGTAAACATAAGTACCATCAGAGGTAACAATATTTCCACCTTGAGCCTTCTGAACCTTATCTCCTACTTGGATTCCGTAGATTGTAAAGGTTGAGCCTGCTGCATAATTGCCAGTATTCATTATGGCAGTTATTTCAGTAATAGCAGCAGTATTACGCCATAAAGTAGCAATAGCATCTGTTCCTAAAGCAGCCTGATTTGCTCTAGTTAATTGAGTTTTATAGGTTGTTGAATTTGAATAATTTTGAATATGTGTAATGCTATTGTAGTTAAATTCACTAGAACTTGTTTGTGCATTGTAGTTTATATTTGCTGCACTTTCATTATTACCTCTTGCTGAAGAAGCGGCTGAACCATTACCCGTTAAAATAGTACGAGAATAGTTAGAACCACTATCTCCATTAAATCTTAAAGAAGGAAAATTAGCAGTTGAACCTTTTACATTTAAAACCAAAACTAAATCGGTATAGCCTTGTGGAATGCTGGAGAAGGTAACTGATGCTGCTGCGCTACCTAGTGTCTGAGATGCTATCGGTTCGTATGTACTCATTTATGCTCCTTTAATTCCGTAAAGTGAAATTCGGCTGTTGGGCGTAAAGTTGTAAGTAGTAAAACTTAAAGCAATAGATGAAATTGCTGCGGTGGTTTCATATAAATTTGAGTTTAAAAATATTCCACCTGAACCATTATTATCAACGCCGCCTAAAGTCCTAATTGTTTTATTTATTGAAGTATTTGCATATTCTAAAATATCCACAATTGCTGCATATTGTTGAGTATCTGAACGACCTGCTTGATAAGTTAAAAGATTTGTAGTATTTGAAGTGGCAGCAGCAGAACTTCCATCAGCATAAAGCCAATGATAGCGAGTTGAATTAACTGAACCATTTAAAACCATTTTCATATTGTCTAAACCAGTTAAATTATTGTAGGACATACGAATTTGTAAATGCTTATAAGTTGATGGAATAGAACTAAAAGTAATAGTTGAAGTACCACCTGAACCTACCTGCACCATACCAAGTGGGAACATAGCACCAGTGTCTGGTGGTGTTAAGTGTCCTGAGATACCTGAAGCAATAACTCCTAGAATTGGCATTAGGCAATATCTCCTATCACATACCAAACATCCGAACCTTCATATACTGCAGTTGCAGATGAATATTGAGCACGAAGTTTAGGGGCTGTTGCGGTTGCACCAGTGCTTCTAATAGTAACACCTGCACCCTGTGCAAAGGTAACTTGACCTGCACCTTTTTGAATAATATTTATTTGAGCACCAGTTGCATAAGCAACGGATGAGTTAGGTGGAATAGTAACTGTAATTGCCGAAGCATTAGATGCAGTTACAAACTTACCATTGTCAGCCAGTACAAATGTATAAGTAGTACCAGTCTGAGCATTAATTGCTAGGTTAATCTTAGGGTCAGTTAATGTCTTGTTAGTTAGAGTATCTGTGCTACTAGCAGTAACTAATCCAGTTAGTGTATTACTTGCAGCATCAATAGTCTTATTTGTAAGAGTCTGGCTACCAGTTAGAGTTGCAACAGTTGAGTCAATACTCAAGGTAGCAGTACCACTAGAGGCTGTACCAGTCAAACCTGTGCTGGCTGTTACCCCCGTAATATCTGCTAAAGCGTTATCCGCATTGGTTCTAGCACGGGTCATTAGGCTATATCTCCAATCACTAGGAAAGTATTAGATGCGGTACATATGATTGTACCTGTTGAATATTGTGCCCTAAGTGTTGGGGCTGAGGCTGTTGCTCCAGTAGATACAATAGTTACTCCAGCACCTTGTGCAAGTGTTACTCCACCAGCACCCATCCTAGCAATATGTATCTGTTGTCCAGCAGTAAATACTGAAGGAGGTAAAGTTAAAGTAATTGCACCAGCATTAGTTAGAGTAACAAGTTTATTTGTATCTCCACTTACTAATGTATATGTGGTGCCAGTCTGTGCATTGATAGTTAAATCAAGGGTTGAAACTGCACTTAATGTAGCCCATTTAACTCCAGCAGTTTCTGCAGAGTCAGCAACTAAATATTGTCCATTAGTTCCAACTGCAAGTCTACCTACTGTGTCAGAGGCTGTACCTACAAGTAAGTCGCCTTTAGCATCTACTACTGTAGTAGTTAATGCATTGGCTACGCTATATGGTGTCGCAGATAAAACCTCTACAATATCTCCTGCGGTAAGAGCAGCCACACCTGTAATGCTTGAACCATTGGATGCTGTGTAATCAGAACCTCTAGTTAACAATACACCATTTAGATATACTTGCTCATATCCTGCTGTGTAAGATAAAGATACAGCATTGTCATCTGCACCATTAAGTGTAGTCTCACCACCTGTTGCAGTTTTAGTCCAACGACTAAATGATACTGCGGAAGTAATACCTTCCCAAGCAGTAGCAACTGCATCGTATACCTGCATAGCACCAGTTGTAGTATTAAAGTAAAGAGCACCAGCAGTTAAAGCATTACCATCATTATCTACAGATGGAGCAGATGCTTTAGCACCTAAGTATCTATCATCAAATGAATCATATGAGGCTGCAGCAGCAGCGGCACTTGCAGCAGCGGAAGCAGCATCGGCTGCAACAGTTGGGGCCACAGCATCTACATAAGCCTTAGTAGCAGCGTGTAAATTTTGAGTAGGAGCACCTGATAATGTCAGAGCACCAGTCATTGTAGAGCCAGCCTTTAATACTACCGTATCTGAGAAGTTGGCTGTGTCATTAAGAGCAGCAGCAATCTCATTAAGAGTATTTAATGTGCTTGGAGCACCATCAATAAGAGCGTTAATCTCAGTATCTACATAACCTTTAGTTGCTGCATCAGTAGATACAGAAGGTGTAGCAAGATTGGTAATGTTTTGGCTATTGACAGATAGTGCACCAGTAGGTGATGCCATCTGGTCTAGGCGAGATGTGCGTACTTGCGTATCAAAATTAGAAATAGTGCTAGCAGTTTGTGTGCCAGTATGGTTAGCACGAGCAAATGGGTCAGCAGTTAACTTAGCAGCAGTAATAGTTCCATCTGCAATATCAGCAGCAACGATAGTTCCATTTACTATGTCAGAAGAAGTAATAGTTCCTGCAAGGTTTAACTTACTATATGAGATAGCAGCAGAAGCATTAATGTCTGCGTTAACAATTGCACCAGTACCAATAACAGTAGTTAGGCTTACATTGCCAGAACCATCAAAGGATACAGCAGATGCCTCTACATCTCCAGTCAGTTGGAAGTCACGGGCTGTAGTTAAAGCATTGGCAGTAGTAGCAGTAGTTGCTGTGCTAGCAGTACCTGTAAGGTTAGCGGTAATAGTACCTGCAGAAAAGTTACCTGAAGCATCACGAGCCACAATGGCTGATGCTGTGTTAGCCGATGTAGCGGTAGTAGCAGAGTTGGATACCTTAGAAGCAGTTGAAATAGTGGCTAACTTAGTATCTGCGATAGCAGCACTTGCGTTGATGTCAGCATTAACAATAGTGCCGTCAATAATCATTCCACTAGTTATCTTTGCAGTACCACCAGTATCTGCAGTAGTAACTACGTTAGCAATAGTTAACCCGTGTGGATTTGTTGTATTTCTAATGTGAGCATCAGCATCACGGAAGTCACGGCCAATAGCCATGTGACGAACTGCAGCACCAGCAGAGTGGGCAATAGCAGTAGATGAGTCAATATTTCTTTGAATTGTTAAAGTATTGTTACCAGGAGCACTAGGGTTAACAACCTCTACAATTTCTTCAAGTGCTGTATCTGGATCAATGACAACTACAAATGTTTCACCAGCAGCAGGTGTAATTGAAGCAAGAAGACCAGAGGCGTTGACTACTGTCATTGTGCTAGCACTGTTATTAAGTGCTGCTGCTAAGGTAGTTTCTTGTGATATGGATGAATATAGTCTAGTTGTCATTAGTACCTCGTGTAGTGGATTTTAGTTGGGTAAACATCTCGGAGTTTTTCTGACTCTTCTGTTAATCTTTGTTGGAACAGAGCGAGTAAGAATCTAGCGGTTGAAGCACCAGAACCATATTGGATCTTGGTATCTGTTTGATCTGCCTCAGCAGATGTATAAGTCAATCTGCCTGGATCAATAAATGATGCTAGGCGATAAGCAGCACCGTACAGGATTACATCTTTACAAGATGAAGGTAATCCAGTCACAGATTCAAAAACCGCATTAGATGCGGATGCAGATAAAGTTGTAGGTTTCTTAGTATAAAAAATTTGTACCGTTCTGCCAGGGGTAATAGCATCATAAACGGATAGGCTTTGTCCTGTTGTAAAGGCGGTAGCGTTAGCCATTGGATCTTGGCGCCATGATTTAACAGGTAGCCATTCATTAGATGGACCAGTTACCGACCAAGTTACTGATAGAACTGTTTCCACATCAGCAGGTACTTGGTAGGAAGTCTTAGTTGCCACCAATGTAAAAGTAGTGCTTCCAACTGCAAATAACTTAGGGAAGACTGCATCAATAGTATCGTTGATAGCCTTTTTTACAACTGCCTTAGGAAACGACGGAGCGATTGTAACTTTTGTATCAGTAGTATGAGTAGCAGCAGTAGTGCCATTGTAGCCACGGCCATACGGAGGAACCGTCGCAGTATTTGAAACACGATCATAAGTATCAATCCAAATCAATTCGTCGTCAATTTCAATCAGACCCTTGCCAATGTTGCTAACACTTGCGAGGTTAAGTGTTGTGCTTGATGTAGTAATATTACCTGTTAGGTGTGTAGTTCTATCTTGTCGTAAAGTATAACCTGCAAGATTAAGTAACACATCATCTATAAGATTGGCATAGGTCGTTGTCATTAAGAGGATATCCTTCTAAGCGCTTCTGTTGCCTCTAAGTCACTTGTTGATGCAAGTAAGTTACAGACACCGTTAATGTCTAAAAATGTTTTTGGATCTGTCTTGCCAGCCTTACGATTGAGGGCGCCTTGAACATCTAAGTTAGTTGTGCTAGCCCAAACATTTGCTGCTTCGTTATCACCTTTATATGCTAAAATAGCAGGATAAGTGCCACCATTAGCAAGACGATTTAGTTCAGCGCTAAATGTAGAACCGAGAGTTCCAATTGCCATTGTTTTCCTCGCTATCTATAGTTGGATGTTTTTTTTGCTATTGCTTTTGGTTGTTTAACAAATTGTTTGCCTTTTTTATTACCCTTGGCTTTGGCTCTATTAGTAGCCGCTTTTTCTGCTGGACTTAATGCAGACCAAGCAGCCTTTGGTAAATATCTTTTCTTACCCTTAGATGGCTTACCATCTGAAGTTGTCCACTTTTGCGCTGTCCAATCCTTTAAAGACTTCTGAGATTTAGCAAGTGCCATTACTTGTAACCTCCGCCTGCTTTCTTATATTGCACAGCAAGTAGTTGTGCTTTACGGGCTGACCACTCTCCTGGGTCTCCACCCTTAGAACCAGCCTTAATCTTTTTAAATAATGATGCTCTCATGCCAGGCTTAGTATAGTTACCAGCAGCATTAACTTTAGATTTAGTTTTCTTTTTCATCGGCAATTACAATCCCAAGCCCGAAGCGACTTGTTAATTCTAGAGTTTGGATCTCGTGCTGTTTTAGCAGAAGTCAATTTAGACTTCATACCACACATACGACTACAGAAAGATTTACGTCTTGCTGCAGACTTAGGTGATTTCTTGGCTTGTGCAGCCTTTACAGGAGGCTTTAGGTTCATGCCCTGTGCCTTAGCAGAAGCCCTTCCTCTGGCGTTTAAACCGCCTTTAGGATTCTTTCCCGCTTTCCTCTGCCACGCTGGTGTCGTTGCCATTTTTCTTACCCCCGAATATTGCTCTGTAGTAATTTACATCAAATGAGAATCGTTTCATATGTGGAGCAAGTGCTCCTGTATGACACCAAAGTGGTACACCCACTTGATGACATAATGCGAAGAAGTAAATATCTTCACCTAGGAAACTATCGCCTTTGCCCATTTCGGCAAATAGTCTGACATCTCCCATTTTTTCTTTAACTCTAGTAACTACATCTCTATGCATTAGTATGAATCCCATACCTGCTGCATCTACCTTCATTAACTTATTCTCAGGTAGTGGATGTATTCTCTTAGAGATTAACCTATCAGTTTCCTTATCATCCTCAAACATGAAGAGAGTTGGAAGCGGAATCATTAGAGGCTCTTCAGGATTATCTGAAGTAAAGTAAACTCCAGTAATCATGGGCCTTGCTAATCTATCTTTATTGGCCCAAAGCAATCTAAATGTTTCAGGACTAATTACTACATCTGAGTCTACCCAGAGTAGCCAATCTGCTTTATTGGAATCGTACCAATGGTTAATTAATCTATCTCGTTGCCTAGCAATTTGATTGCCTTGACTACGGATTGTAGATACAAATTTAATTCCTGATTGGAGTAACACATCGGTTACCCCAAGCATGAATAATCCGTCTACATTTCCGTTATCGCACCAGGCTAGAGATACCGTTTCTTGCTTTTGTCCCATTTATTATTTCCCCTGTTTTTATGTCTTTACGAAGTTTGACGCTTCCGTCTTTTCGCATGATAACAATCATACCATCCTTGATTAGAGACTTGTTAAATCCATCATGTCTCTTACGCTGTCCCGATGACATTATCTGTATCTACGACCTTGAAATAATGCTCCGAAGAATTGACCCATTTCTTGGTCTTGTTTCTTGCGTAGTCTATTTGCTGCAGAATCAGTACCAGGTCCAGATTTATTAGACATCTCGCCTGTTGCCTTATATGCTTTACCAAAGTCTTTTGCTTCTTTGCCGACATTCTTAACATATCCAGCAATAGATGATCTAAAACTTGGATTCTGACGAGACTTGTCATCAGAAGACATTCTGTTCATATTAACTCTACCTGACCTAGGTAATCCTTTAGTAGTAGCAGGAGGCATAGGTGTCTTACCAAACTTTGAAGTTTTTGGAGTTACAGGCATATTGGTCTTTGGTAACTTATTAAAAGATTTATCAGCCATTTACTTACCCTTCTTTACCCCTGAGACCCTTTTGAGACCAGGATTGGCCTTTACGGCCTTTTTAGTTTTCATGTAGTATTAACGTCCTCTACCAGTTAGAGAACCGTATGGATATATGTCACCCTCTGGATAGAAACCAAGAGGTTTACTCCAGTCCTCTAAAAACCTATTAATAAAATTATCGTTATATTTACTATCTTTTTTAGGTTTTGGCGTTGGTTTAGATTTTTTTGGTGACCCGATGCCAGATATTTGAGTTTTTGGCGCCGGTAACTTCTTTTTTGGTGATTGAATGCTAATGGAGCCAGCAGCAGATGATCTAAAACTAAGATTTTGACGAGACTTATCGTCTCCAGATGAGCGAGGCTTGTTCATTACTTCTTCTTTCCCATTTTCTTCATAACAGCCTTCTTCATAACCATTTTCTTGCCAGTCTTCTTAGCATCTTTTTTGGCCATGGCCATACCCTTAGCGGTGTATGCGTATTCTTTTTTTCCTACTTTTGGCATTAGATTATTCCTCTTCCTGGTTCGTCGGCTTTGAATGCTTTGCCGAAGTAATTTGATGCAGCAACTGCTGCCTTGATGTCTTTCATTTGAGTAGATGCAGGTTGTATACCCTGTGCTCTCGCATCACGGTAAGCCTGTAACTCCCCATCCCACTTCTTGGTTGACATCGTGGTGCGTGTTGAAGCCTCACCAGGACTCAATTGTAAAGCGGAAATCTTGCAACCAAAACATCCTTCAACTTCTACTGGATGTGTTCTTTGTCTATGTAGTGACATTGTTCCCCTGTTATTCAGTTATTACAGTATACCCTGCTGCTTCCAAACTCGCCTTTTCAGCAGAGGAAACTTCATATTTATGTCCACCTAAATAATAGGCTTCGGCATTTTGTAACTCTTCAATATATGGATATCTAGCCTGACGATATACACCGTTTTCTTTAATAACGGTAATTCCACGGGTTAACTTGTAGCGTATGTGCAGCCTGTTGTATCCCGCAGGACCTTCTTCAACAGTTGGTGGTAAGAAATAAAATGCCATTTTTCTCCTTAATAATTTTACAGATAGGGCTAAAGTTTCCCTTAGCCCCACCTATCTAATTACTTAGACTAGGCTGCTGGTCGTACAGACGATGCTGTCTGAATACGATATAGTGCCTCTGAACGGTATAGGTTCCATCCAAGTACGCCGTACCATCCGATTGGACGTAGACGCATTAACTTGTCTGTAACTGGACCGATAACTGTGTGTGGCTCTTCAGCAACAGCCTCAGCAAGTGCCTGTTGACCCATTACAAATGTGTCGTAGACTCGAGTTTGAGTTGTTCCTGATCCTGAACCAGCCTGTGAGTTAGGTAGACGTGGAGACTCAATGAAAGCAACGCCTTCAAAAGTTCCAATCTCACCTGCGTAGATGCCTGCTGGATCTACGTACTCGTGTGGCTGACGCCATGAAGCAGTTCCAGTCTCAGCACGAAGATCGTGTGAAACTTCTGGGTGGATGAATGAAGCATATAGACTTCCACGACGTGGAACTACGTTTGCTGCACGCATCTTCGCTACTACGTAGCGGATATCTTTCGCCTTGATAGTATCAGTTGCAGATACACCAGTTACAGCAGCAGTTGAAATTGCTCCTGCGATTTCACGGATAACTTGAGTTCCACCAGCAAGAACTGATCGAACGATTGTATCCAAGGAATCATTCATGTTGAACGCAATGATGTTAGCAAGTGCTGGCTCTACATCAGCAAGGCTGAATAGGTCCAACTTGCGAGTTGAAATGATTGAGTTACCGTACTCGTTTAGAGTAACAGCAACAGTTGTTGTAGCAGGTACTGCTACTGCATCTGGATCAACTGTCTCGGTTAGAGCAGTTGTAGCGACAGCCAAATCTGAGTAGAGTTGGAATAGTACGCTTGAACCAGCATGTGTTTGTGATACGGGCTTCTTATCAGCCACAGCACGGAATGACGGTGTTGAACGAAGAGCGAACTCTACGAGACGGTCATACGCCTGGGTTACAAGATTAGCACCGACCACTGTGCCTGCTTGCCCTGCTGGGAGGGCGGCACTGGTATATAGATTTGCCACTTGGGTAAATCCTTTCGGTTAGTTTGAAATTACTACGATTGTGAACCGTAGATTAGGTTTAGAATGTCATCAGCAGATTGTGCAGATTGAATTTTTATACTCATATCTTCTGCCTTGTCGGGGGATAAAGCCCCAGTTGTAACATTATCCATTTGTCGCAGAGATGCGACATCCTTAGAGTCTATCTCTTTTTTAGATTCGATTTGAATACCGAATATATCAGCATTCTGCTCTAGCCATCCTGAGATTGCTTCTTCAGAAGCATCTAAGTCATTTGGTATAAATGCGGCAACCTTTGGGTTTACGCCACGGGATGTGAATACATCCTTCAAAACCCGCTCTCTTTGGGACTTGGTAAGTTCTCCTAAGGAGGACTCCAGATCCTTGTTTCTCTTTTGCTCCACCTTTAAGGCTTTGCGTAGTTTCTTTACAAGGTCTGTATCAGAATCAAATGTTGCCATATCGACATCATCTTCCTCTTCATTTTCATCCCAGTAGTTTTCGCGGTTGTTGCTCATAGCAACCTCTCCCTTTTCTTAGTAGTTGGCGTACGCCTCAATATAGATAGGGGCATTTATATTGGCTCGTACTATCGGTCTAATACGCCGCATGGGGCCGATGGATCCATGTCGGGATTCTAGTTAGATTGCTCCTAATGTACTTCCAGTACTTAGGCTTTGAGAAGTCGTTCCTGCTGATCCTTGGAAACTTCTAGCAGCCAATTCAGCAAGTCTCTTACGTCGTTCTGATTCAAGTCCTTTAAATTGTTCCGCTTCAAGTTCTGTTTGAATACTTTGCTTGGTAGCACCTTCAGCACGTTCAAAAATACCAGAGTACTTAGTCATAGGCTCTAATGTTCCTGCAATGTTTTCATAACCCTTAGAGGCTAATGCAGTTACTTGTGCTTCACTAAGTCCTTGTGCAGTTAAAGCAGCACCATATTGCTCAGCAGTTGTTTTATCAAATGCAACTCCTACGGCAGGGTTGGCTCTACGAACTGCCTCTATTGCAAAGGCTGCTGTATTAATATTTTGTTGCATCTTTTCAGTACCAACATTTGGATCCATATAGAAATCTGTAAGATCTTGAGCACCATTAATGAAGTTAAGTTTTTTCAAAGTATCAACAATTGCAGGGTCTGAACTAATAGCCTTTAGGCGAGCAGTATTAGCAAGCATATCTAAATCAGCAACGCTACGTTTATTCTTTAAATACTTTTGGATATAATCTTGGCTAACAAATTTATCGCTAATTCCGTATTTGTCCCTTACACCCTTATATCCCTCAACAGTGTTAAACAATTCAGATGCACTATATTTAGCATTATCTGCTAAAGCATCGTTATAAAAACCATATGATGAGTAGAATGGAGAGTTTAATACAGTTCCTTTTTTGGTTGTATAACTCTTAGTGTTTAAATAAATATCAATAGCAGAATCTGCATCTATGCCATCTTTTAATAAATCAGTTAAAAATGTAACTGAACTATCCACTAGGCTAGAAGGAAATCCTCTACCAATAAGCATAGCCTTAATAACCTGTATATCGGTAGTACCTACTACGGTCTCTTCTTCTTGACCATAGGAAGGATTTGGCTCAAAACCAGTAGATCCATCACTATAGATTAAATCATATCCGATTACTTTACCTTTTGAATCATACTTGGCTATACGACTAACTAATGTCTTAGTTGTAGTTTCAGTTTTTCCAGGCACATAACCAGTTGCAGTTCTAGTAGTTCCAATTGGAATTGGTCCAACAAATTGGTCAGAAGGTACTGCTGGTACAAATGCATTAGGTATTGCTTTCCCAGTAGATTTTGTATTAGACTTTGGAGTTACTACGGGAGCAGACTTGGCTGCTGCAATAGATGCAGGGCTACCATAAAGATTAATAGTTTGTGTTGGTGCCGTAGGTTTAGCGGTAACTCTATCTTCACGCTGATTTGCAGTTGTAGGTTTCTTAGGAGTTGCCATTATCTACCTAATTCCTTGGCTAGTTTTTCGGCTAGAGCAGTACCTCTTTGAATAGCCATAGGGCTAGTGGCAAAACGAGGATCACTCATTACCAGGTTGTCTAATTCTAAATCGTTCATAGGGCGATAGTTTCCCTTTTCATCTTTGAAGTTTAAAGCGCTGACAATTAATTTATCATCAGCGGCAACATTACGACCAAAGGTTTTCATGAGACCATCTTGCATTGGCTTGACATAAGTCATAACATCGTCACCACCAATAAGGTTATTTTGAATACCTAGGAATTTAGTAGAAGCAATTCTTCTCTGTTGACCAAAGTATTGATTTAATATTTCGCTTGCAACTTTGTCATCTGAGGCACTAAGAACATTCTTGATAACTCCAGCAACTGCAGGTAGGTCTGGTTCAGTTAATAGGTTATTTTTATGTACACCAACGATTTGGTCATACAGCGACTTAGCCTGACCGCCGAGACCATCACTTGTAGCAACATCAAAGTTCTTAACAAGGTAGTTGGCAAGGAACTGTTGTTGTTCCTCTTTGGTAAATCCTTCATCAAAGGTAGTAGTCTTTGTACTAGTGACATCACCCTGGGTGGTCATAGTAGTTACGCTCTTGGCTTGTTGTTTCTTAGCCTCAATGTTACGTAGGTTCTTAAATTCAGTTATTACATTTTCAGGTGGAAATTCTCCATAAGCCTGGAAGTATGCATTAGATAGTTGAGACTTAGCATCTGTATCATCTAGTAACTTAATAGAGGTAGCAATACTCTTGCTAAACTTAACAGTATTTACACTCTTGGTAGAGTATAGTTCTTTAAGGGTATCAAGAAATGGAATACCGTTTTGAAGGGATATTCTAGATACTTCTTGTAGAGCCTTAGTGTCATCGTTTCCAATGATTCCTCTAGGAGTAGTATCCTTAGATAAACCAGTTCCACGTAGTAATGCTTGGATATAGTCTAACTTGTTAATGAACCCAGGTACTGGACTTTGTTCATTACGCCAGTTTAATAGGTAGTTACCTATAGCATAAGAATAAGCAGCAGGATTAGTATAGACTTGTGACTTTAACTCAAATGAATCTTTTGCTTGTACTTGAGCAAGTTTAGCAGCATCTGATAAATACTGTGGTCCTTGATTAATTGACAACTTATTCCTCAACCTTCAGTTTTGAAGCAAACACCCCGTAATACATACGAGCAAATGCTGGGTTATTAATCATTAATTGCGTTGCTAAATCTTCTAACTTTCTAGCCTCTTCCTTGGCAAACCAGAATCCTGCACCCATTTGAGGAGTAGCAGTAGTTCTAACTTCTTGAAGATACTTCTCTAAATCTTTATATGCTGCATAGAATTGAGCAGTTTCTTTATAGATAGGAGATTCTTGGAATGATGGCTCTGCTAATGCTCTACCAACATTTGCTATCTTTTCTTCTGCCGAACCAATATCAACTGCCATAACAGGAGCATTTCCACCAAATTGGTCATTTAGTTTTATTACTTCCTGAGTATACCAAACATCACTATAACCCATGGCTGCTTGTTCTTCAGTTATCTGAGACTTAGCCATTTGGTAAACAATGTTTTCAGCGTATTGTTCTAACTCTTCAGGGCGTAGAGTACGACGACGACCTGTAGCCTTCTGCCAGTTATAGTAGGCAGTTGCTGCTTCTCCACCAGGGAAGAAGTAAGGAACGATGTCTCCAGCCTTTGTAGCGTACTTATCTGCAACATCTGGATTCTTGTTCAAGAACGACCAAGCATCTCCAGTACCACGAACACTTCGTGTGGAACCAGCAAGAACTGCTAATAGGTTCTTAATGCCAAATGTATCAGAGAATTCACCAACAGCGGCAAAGTAATCACCAGGATGTTTTTTACTTATCTGGTCATAAGCGCTGTATAAGAAACTTTGAGTTCTTAAAGCACCGTTCTTGTCCTTAGCGAACACCTCTTGAGAAGGAGTTGCAGGAGCAATTGATTGGAAGAATGCAGTAAATAAACCTGTCCAACGAGACAAGCCACGAGCATCATTAAATATTTGATTACGTTCAGCATCATTTGCTAATGGATTTTCTCCATACTTACCAGTAGATGCTAGATACGAAGCCCAGTCTTTTACACCACGTTCTACTTGAGTATCATTGTTGATAGCAAGGAAGAATGATTTTTTAAGCCATGCTGGAAGTAATAAATCATCAATACCACTTGGCTCACCAAACGGGAATATGATCTGACGCATAGCATCCCACTCAGGACCAAATGCTTTAGACTTACCACTTGCTGCATAAATTATCTGCCCCATAGGACCAATGCCAGGAATTGCTGGATTGACTGCACCAAAGACTAAGTTTAATGACTGAACAGGTGCAGTAATTTGTAGCGCCTGTGCTGTATCAAGATTCTTACCAGCCATAGCACCAATAATGCTACCTGCTAATGGATAACGGAAACGAGTCTCGCCAAATTCATCTTTGTAGAAGAAGCCTTGGTTCTCATCATATTTAGTTCCAGTTAAATCATAGATCGCACTAGAGCCTGGTTGAGTTAATGCATTGTAAGCACGGCCTAGTTTATAGAACTGTACAGGATTATCCTTTAGGAGTTGACTCCACTTGTACATAGTATTGAACTGTGCCTGTGCGAATGGGAATATAATTCTCATTGCATTAGCATATTGGCGTTGCTTAGATGCATCGTAGAATAAATCTTTAGTATACTTAGATGCTTGTTTAGCAGCCATAGAATTCATTGTTTCTAGGTCAATTCCATCAGTAACTGACTTGCCCTTTTTACGGGCAGCAATTTCTTTGTTAATAGCACGTAGTGATGGATGACGGCGAATGCTTATGCTTTTTCCATTTACAGTTAAAGGTGCCAACGACTTCTGGGCATTAACTAATAAAGACTTTAAAGCAGAGTCATTAATCATACCTACATAACGGCCTACATGGTCCCAGTACGACATGCGGAATTCAGGAGAAAAGTTAACTACGTTTTCTACCTTAGTAGAAATATCAAAGAATTTCTCTACTGCCTCAAGTAAAAACTTTCCTTCAAGTTGACCAAATCTTTTATCACGTACATGGATAACTGTAGAACCAGTCATATCTTCTCTAGGAAAATTACGGGCTATAAGGGTCTTAAATGCACCGTCTTCGTCAGCAAAGTCATTAATGTTTCCAACCTTCTTGTAAGAAGGAATCTCAATTTTCTTACCATTTACAATAACTTGACCATCAGCAAGAAGTCTACGCATATCTACTGACTTAGCGCCAGTTCCAATAACGTTATTAACATAACGTGCTACAGAACCTGTAGATTCAGCATCAAATAAGTAAGTCTTTACGTTTTCTGCAATTATATTATCAGGAGAAAGATTATATCTTCCTTCTACTTTCTTTTGGTCTCTTAAGAATAGAGTAGCAAAGTCACCTGATGTAACACCGTTTCTGCCACCATTTACTAAATCTTCTAATATGCCAGCAAACTTCTCGCCTTTACCTTCAACTAAAAGACGAACTAAATCATCTTCTGGACCGCCAGCATAGTTAGCAACTAATGGTATAAGTCTATCAGAGTAAGCACGAATTAAAGTATTAGATAAACCAACGTGGTATTTATCACTTTCAATACCAATTGCTTCATATATTTTACCTACAAATGCAAATCTTGGATCACCTGAGTTATGATTTCTAGCAAGAAAGTTAAAGTGTTCTTCCACGGCCTCAGAAATTGATGCATTTATTTCTGCATCTTTGCCTATAAGTTTATTACCGTTGACATCATTACCGTATTTAGACATCTTACCAAGTAATTGTCTAACCTTACCGCCATCTTGACTACCAGCAATCATTGCTATATAACCTAGTGGATGATTAAATAATGAATCATGCCCAGAAAAATATTGACGGAACTGCATTTCACCAATGTTACGCATGATATATGCAACACGGAATGCTAGTTGAGCAGTTCTCCAATTATCGCCAATTACAGCATTAAAGTTATCTAAAGCATTTTTAGCACCATATTTAATTTTATTATCATTATATTTGCTTATAAGTTTCTTAATATCTCTAGTATCAGGTAATCTAATTACATCATCTAGGAATTGATATTCAAATATAGCCTGGTCACCAGCAAACGTATGGGTAGTTAATTGTCCATTTATGAATACTCCATCAAGAGATGGAAGTTCACCTTTTGCTAGTTTCTCAGCAACATATTGTTTGATAATAGCATTTTCTCTGCCAGTAGCACGGAATGCATCACGTACTGCGCTAGCAAGTTCTTCATCGTTAGGTGCAAGTTTATTTGCTATTGCGACCTGAGCATTTTCAATTTCTTGAAATACAATACCAGAGCGTTCTCTTACGGAAGGTGCAGCAGCAATTCTATTAATTGTAGTTGATATGATCTCATCTGAAATACCAGCAGAAGACATCCAGTCTTCCATACCATTTACAAGTCTATCAATATCATCAAGAGGTAATACTACAGATTGGGTAAAGTAACGACCAAACCCTCTTTCAATTTTTTCCACCTGAGTAATTGCTTTAGTAGCAATAGATGGAACAACTTTAAATACAGGACTATTGGCTAACTTTGCTGCTTCTCCCCTAAGGGCTAAAGATCGGAATACCTTTGGATCAGATGTAGGTGCTGCTAAGTGCTTTAAGAATATAGATATTACATCATCACTTGTAGTTGCAGTAACCAATTCCTTGGTCATCTCGGCATCTAATTTACGGCCAAATAATCTATGTAAGCGAGAGAAGTCTGTCTCTTTTGCTACAACCTCTGCTACTTGAGCAAAGCGTTTTCCTAGCAAATATGTAGCAGCCTTATTTAAATCACCTTTTGCTCCGCCACCAAAGCCATCAACTAATCCAACTTCAGATCTATAGAACTCTTTTAGATACTGAGTATCTGCAATGTCCATTTCAAGACCCATAAGTTTGGCAATACCAATGTTCTCAGGATCATTTAGTATCTGAGCAACTAACTCTGGATCTTGTGCAGCATAGTCACGTAATACTTCAATTTCTTTTAACTTACCATCAATGCCAGCACGTGCTGCTTTGGCACTTTCTAAAGCGGCGTTTGCCTCTAAAATTTCATCTTGAGCACTCTTAATAGATTCAACTAGTTTAGCACCTAGTTTAGTACCCATGGCTGCATCACCAGTTAATGATGTAATAGTGTCAGTAACACCTACTCTGCGTGCTCCGACCTTTTCACCATTCTTAATTACAACTCCACCCATACCACCATTGATAGCACGGACGTTGCTATAAGCATCTGCTACCCAACTATTTTCAATAGCGTTAGATACAGTTATTATTAATTCTTCATTTTTAC